GGTTTCACCACAACCTATAACTCCTATGACTCCAACGTTTGCGCCACAACCACAACCTGCTCGTGTAATGACTGAAGATGAACGGCGTATGGTTCTTACAACAGCCAATCCTTTTTCTTCTGGTCCGGACGCTATAAATCCCATGATGGGTAACAGGTTTAATCAAGCAAGAATGGAAGCGGGTATGGGCGGTATTGCAAGTTTAGCACCTCGCCAACCAATAATGAATCCGTTTGGTCGCATGGGCGGACTAGCCAATTTAATTAGACAACAGATACAGCAAGACCAGATGCGTTCTTCACAGCCTTCTAATCCGTCACAATTTATGCAACCACTAGGTACACCACAACCAGCCACACAACGTCCGTCGAATCAGCCGTTTTTTTCTAGTGGACTTGCTTCCCTAGGATTTGGTGGCGGTTTCGGCGGCTTAATGCCACAAGGATAAGACAATGAAGACACCGATAGAAAAACTACCGAACAAAGGATTGAAAGCTCTCGCTCGTTCTGGCGAGAAGGGCAAGAAAGTCGTTGAACGCATGGGCTTTGAAAAGGGCGGCGTTGTTAAGGGCACAAAGTGTCCGTTTCGTGATGGCGGTGTAGTAAAAGGCACTGGCATAGCTGTCCAAGGCGGCAAGTTTACTGGACTAAAATAATGGCTCTCCCCTCGTCAGGCGCAATTAGTTTAAGTGCTATCGCCTCAGAGTTTGGGGACAGTACACCCAATTCCATAAGCGAGTTCTATCGTGGAGGCAGCCTCGTCCCTAATTCTTCTGTCAACACTAATGTCCCTACCAGCGGTCAAATATCTTTTAATGATTTTTACGGTGCTTCTGATCAGTTGTGGTCTACAACTATTACCAATGGCTATTTTTCTATCAGCGGCTTTGTTTTTGTTTTTTACAATGGCTTCAAGTCAGGGACATCAGAGGACACGCTTTTTTCTAGTTCCTCAAATATAGGTTCAGGTAATGATACTACGGTAGATTTTCTTGGTGGGTCTAATTTAATTGTTTTGGGGGAAAGCTCAGTCGATCAACAAAGCGGTAATGGAAATATTGTTTTTGAAGTTCAAGGGTCTCATTCAAACTCCGGCTTTACAACAATGAAGATTGGCGGTTTGACTTTTAACAGAACTGACGCTAGTTACACACAAGGAAGCAGCAATGCTAGGTGGGTCTGGTCATCAGTATCTGGAGCATCTCCGTTTGGTACAGTTGATTCACCACAAACCAACACTTCAATAGTGTTCGAGTGATAAGATGAAAATACGCATTGAAATAGACACAGCCGACCTACCAAGCGTAGGAACTCCTGTCGATAAAGACGCAGGAGACGGGTGTCCTGTTGCGACACAAGACATTGATGTCAATCTAGAGAACCGTCAAAAAGCTATAGATGAATATGACTACGGTCCATTAGATCCTGGAGTTGACCACACAGGTCAAAACGATGAGTTTTGGACAAACATAGCAAATACATTCAAAACAGATATGGATGCTGCTCTAGAGTCACGCTGTGCTAATTGTGCGGCATTTAACCAAACTTCTAAAATGATTGATTGCATTGCTAAAGGTATTGGCTCGGAGGGCACAGATGACCCTTATGATTCTATCCTAGCTGGTGATTTAGGTTATTGTCAGTTCTTAAAATTTAAGTGTGCCGCACAACGTGTGTGCACAGCATGGGTTTCTGGCGGTCCCATAACCGACAGCGATATGTCAACTCAAGGTGATTTACTTTGAATGTAGTTGACTTTCTTACCAAATACCGCAAAAATCTCAATACTCGAATTGAGGACTTAACGACTACTGTGACCAGCGGGTCTATTAAAGACATGGAACAGTATCGCAGTTTAGTAGGCGAGATACAGGGACTCTCGTTTGCCATTGATGAACTTAGTGCCCTGCTGAAAGGTTTTGATACCGATGACGAAGACTCTATTAGTACCTGACTATATAGCAGCGCAACAAGAATCAAAGAAACAGGCAGAATCTAAAAAAGCATTAGACCGTATTCCGCAGCCTACAGGTTGGCGGATTCTTGTTATGCCGTATCGTGGACGAGCAAAGACAGACGGGGGCATATACATCCCAGATGCTGTTGCAGATCGTGAAGCACTAGCAACTGTTGTGGCTTATGTAATCAAGGTGGGACCGTTAGCATATAAAGATCCGGAAAAATTTGGAGCAGACATGGAGCCGTGGTGTAAAGAAGGCGATTGGGTCTGCATAGGAAGATACTCTGGTTCTCGTTTCAAACTCGAGGACGGTGAGGTCAGAATTATTAACGACGACGAGGTGATTGCAACTATCGTCGATCCAGAAGACATAAAGCTTTAGGAGAAGAAGATGTCAGAACTGCCAGAACTGCCAGAACCCAAAGATGACGACGAGACAGGAACCGAGGAGTTTGAAGTTGAACTCGACGAGCAAACCTCTGAAACCGTTGAGTCGGAAACAAAGGTTGAAGAGCCAGTTGAAACAGAAACAGTTGAAGAAACAACTGAAGAAGATGCTTCCGAAAACGAAGAAGAGCTTACTGAGTATACCGCAGGTGTACAAAAACGTATCGAAAAGCTGACGTATAGAAGACGTGAAGCGGAAAGACGTGAACAGGCGGCGTTAGAGTATGCAGAGGCTTTGAAGAACCAAGTCAGCCAGTTACAAAAGCAACAAGAAAGTAACTCAACTGCTGTCGTCGATCAGTTTGGTAACAGAGTGGCTTCAGAGCTTGAAACAGCTAAAATTGCTTATCAAAAGGCGCATGAAGAGGGCGACGCAGAAGCACTCTTTCAGGCACAGCAAAACATTAGTCGCCTAGCGTTAGATCAAGCTAAATACGAAGAAGCGAAAAGAAAACTTGAGGTTCAACGTGAAGTCCCTCAAGAAACGCAAGCACCGCAAGCACAAGCTGCACCACCACCAGTAGAACCGGATCCAAAAGCACAAGCATGGGCAGAAAAGAACACTTGGTTTGGTGAAGATCAGTCTATGACTTATGCGGCGTTTGGTATTCACAGACAATTAGTTGAGGAGGAAGGCTATGATCCAACATCTGATGAGTATTATACGGAATTGGATTCGCGGATTAAGAACGATTTTCCTAGCAAGTTCCAATCGAAAAAGAAACCGCAACAAAGAGTTGCTGCGGCATCAAATTCAGCGTCTCGAACAACGACTAAAGGCGGCAAGAAAGTAATTACTTTGACTGACTCTCAAAAGGCAATCGCAAGAAAACTTAATGTTCCTTACGATGTCTATGCAAAAGAAGTTGCAAAACTACAGAAGGATACATAAGATGACAGAGAAACGCATACCTCGAGAATCGCAAACTCGTAAAAAAGAAGCGCGACGCACACCTTGGAAACCTCCTAGTATGCTGGAGGCTCCCGAACCCCCGAAGGGATTTGTCCATCGTTGGGTTCGAGTTGGGATTAGAGGCGAGGATGACAAAACAAATGTTCATGCCAAGCTTCGAGAAGGATGGGAACCTGTGAGAGCAGATGAATATCCTGATTTTGAATCTCCAACTATTGAAGAGGGGAAATTTCAAGGCGTTATTGGAAACGGGGGGCTTATGCTCTGTCGTATTCCAGAGGAAACGGTATCTGAAAGAACTGCTTATTTCCGGGATCAGACCCGCAACCAGATGAAAGCCGTTGATGAAAACCTCATGAGGGAACAACATCCCTCAATGCCTATCCAGAGCGATAGGCAAAGCCGTGTAACTTTCGGAGGCAATCGCAAGGATGTCTCTGATTAGAACTTAAATGTTTGTTTAGGAGACTAAAATGGCAAACTCAAATGGTGCATTTGGCTTACGTCCCGTTGGTAAAGTAGGGTCGGGCGCAAACACCACTGGTACGACTGAGTATCGCATTGCCACAACTAACTCAAACGCAATCTACCAAGGTTCTCCAGTTATTCCGCTTGCAGCAGGTGTTATCGACATTGTTGGCGCGGCTGCTGGTGGAACTGTGGGTATCCTAGGTGCGTTTTATGGTTGTGAGTATGTAAGCTCCACTACTGGTGAAGTTGTGTTCTCAAACTTTTACCCTGGGTCGGGTGCAGACAGCAACTTTCCTGTCAAAGCCTTTGTTTATGATGATCCCATGCAACAGTTCGTAATTGCGTCTGATGCTTCTTTGACGGATGAAGCTACTGCTCGTGCAGGAACATTCGCCAATGCTAACTTCTCATCAGGTACATCTGGTAGCACAACTACTGGTATGTCCTCTGCGGCGTTAGCTGTAAGCACAATCGCTACAACGAATACGCTTAATCTTCGGATTATGGGATTTGTCGATGATGCTGAGAACGCAGACTTTTCTGCTTCCGGCATTGGTGTAATCGTTCGTTTGAACAACCACTTCAATTCACCTAACGGTGCGATTGCTGGCGGTACTGTTTCAACGACAGGTGTATAGGAGTATAGGTTATGGCTATTTCTCGCGCACAACTCGCAAAAGAGCTCGAGCCTGGACTCAACGCTCTTTTTGGATTGGAGTATAACCGATACGAAAACCAACATGCAGAGATCTTTGACACAGAGGCATCTGATCGTGCTTTTGAAGAGGAGGTAATGCTTTCTGGTTTTGGTGCGGCTCCTACAAAAACTGAAGGGTCATCTATTTCTTATGATGACGCTCAAGAGGCATACACAAGCCGTTACACACACGAAACAGTAGCTCTTGGCTTCTCTGTCACAGAAGAAGCTGTAGAGGACAATCTTTATGATCGTCTCTCTTCTCGCTACACTCGTGCGTTGGCTCGTGCAATGGCTCACACAAAGCAGGTTAAGGCTGCTTCCATATTGAACAACGCATTTACTGCTGGTGCTTCTGCTGGTGGTGATGGTGTTGCTCTTTGTGATGCAAGTCACCCGCTTACAAATGGTGGCACATTCAACAACGAACCCGCTACTGCTGCTGATCTGAACGAGACATCTCTTGAAGATGCTCTGATTAGCATTGCTGGTTTTGTTGACGAGCGTGGTCTGATCATTGCCCTTCGTGGTACTAAGTTGATCATCCCACGTCAGCTACAATTTGTTGCCGAGCGTCTGATGGCTTCGAACCTTCGTGTTGGTACATCCGATAACGATACAAACGCTATCCGCAACATGGGTATGTTGCCGGAAGGTTATGTTGTTAACGACTATCTTACTGACACTGATGCGTTCTTCATCAAAACTGACTCTCCGAATGGCTTCAAGCACTTCGAAAGAGCCGCTTTGACAACGCAAATGGAGCCTGATTATGATACAGGTAACATGCGTTACAAAGCCCGTGAGCGTTATAGCTTCGGCTTTAGCGATCCACGTTGCGTATTCGGTTCACCCGGAGCGTAATGATATCACATCGAAAGGGGCGGCATTGACCGCCCCTTTTTTTGTGCGTATAGTAAAGATTCCTGACAGTTGCATGGGGCAACTGACACTAGCCAAGACAGGAGATTAACATGGCTAATTCTACTTTTTCTGGTCCACTGCGTTCTGAAAGCACAATAAAGACCATAAGCAAAAATGCTACTACTGGCACTATTACAGAAGTAACCACTCTTGGTGATGCGCCTGTAAGCCTCTCTGATGGTAATGTAACTTTAACTAACGCTACACACAGCGGAAGAATTTTGTTCGTTCCAGACGGGAGTCAAGACAACACCTATACATTACCTGCACCAATCGCAGGTTCTGTTTTTAGATTTGTCTATGCAGGTGGGGCGGCTGATGGAACTGATGCAATCATTGTCACACCAGGTAATGCAAACTTCTTTATCGGCGGCGTATCATTTCTTGATACAGACAACGAAGTCAGTGCAGTGTTTTCCGACGGAAACTCAAACAGCAAGATTCAAATAAATGTTCCTGCTGGATTTGATGTCACAATCGTAGGTTTGAACACAACTAATTATCAAATTTTTGGTAATGTCACAGGTGCAACTGCTCCCACGTTTGCTGATCAGTAGGGGGTTAACATGGCTGGTTCAGACGTAAAGACCAAAAGACTTACCGCAACGGGTGATGCTTCGATAGGTCGAGCTCGTGTGCGTCAGGTATTGGTTACAACTGCGGGTTCTGGTACGCCAGAGCTAAAAATCACAGATGGTTCCGCTTCTGGAACTGTGGTTTTACACTGTGACCTTCTGACAAGCGAGGTTGATATTATCAGTTTTCCTGATGAAGGTTTTTTGGTTACAGATGATGTGCATATTGCCACTATCGACGACATCACCTCTATCACTGTGTTTTTTAACTAGAGGCTAGAATGGCTCGAACGGCAAAAAAGATGCCGAAACGCAATAAGCGTAATTTCCGTCCCACCAAAAGTGGGGCGGGGATGACGAAGAAAGGCGTGGCTGCTTATCGTCGTATGAACCCTGGTAGTAAACTGAAGACTGCGGTTACTGGTAAAGTTAAAAAGGGAAGTGCGGCGGCGAAGAGACGTAAGTCATTTTGCGCTCGTTCTGCGGGACAGATGAAGAAGTTTCCCAAAGCCGCGAAAAATCCTAATAGCAGACTGCGTCAAGCTAGAAGACGATGGAAGTGCTGAAATGGAAAGATATCTTATAAATTCTTGCATAACTGTTGCTCTTGCTATTCTTGGCTGGATAACGTTAACTCTTATTGAGGTTGATAAAAAAACCGAAACGATAGCAGTTAAAGTAGAGGCTAATCACAATATGCTAACTCCTCTTTGGGAGGAATTTATAAGGTCTAGAGATGGCAATACGACGGAGTCAAATTCCGAAACAGATTACAAAACCACCTCAGAAGAAGAAGTGGAGCTCGAAACGGAAACGGAAGATAAACTGCAATTCCCCT